AATAATCTCCTTGTGTTGGGCTATAGTATGATGAGCGTTCCTCACCATCTGAATGTAACACGCTCTCCAAGTCCTGTCAAGCGTATTTTCTTGGGGCATGTCTGAGAGCTTCCCCTTGCTCAAGTTATAAAGTAACGTGATCAGCCTGTGCTGTCAAGTGGTTTTTTGTCCTTGAATGAAGTTTGTGTGAGCCACGCAGAATCCGAAGTCGCTTTCATAGGGTGATTCGTAGATTCCATAAGTCACGTTCTTGAATGCGTTTCGAGGTTTGCTTTTTAGGCTCTCAACCACTCGGGAATGAAGTTTTCCGTCCGTTTCCAAGCGGTTACTCGCTATACATAAATAGTACGCTACGTCGCGATCTTCCTCTAATTTGTAGTACCAATTTTCACTTAATTTATCTACCGAAACCATGCCTACAGAGCGGATTCTCTGCACTTCTGAAGGCTTCGTCAAGTTGCCTACGATCGGGGTTGAATGATCGAACACATTGAGATAGTGAACAGCGTAGTAGATGCTCTTGTTGATAGCCTCAAAATATTTTTTTATTGGGATCTCGCCTATTGTCTTCTCAATTGCTGGATTGGAGAAGATAGTGAAACTGTTGAACAATCCAGAGCGGGCATACTCCTGTAGAATGCCGAAAATTGCTCTCTCTTGTAGTCGTAACTCTCCAATCAGTAGGTCTACGTCCGGTCTAATGTAGAAAATGTCTATCTTCTTGTCTCTTATCTGCTGTAGAATAGCAAGTGTGTAGTTCGCAGAGAACGAAGACCCGCAAAGAAACACCTGAACCCTATCCTGAACTGCCGAAAGCGTCTTGTAAGAGGATAAGTCAGGTGCCTGTTCCTCACAATCCTCTGCTTTAGCCACTTTTGGTAGCTTTCTCGTGTATTTTGTGTTCTCCTGTCCTTCCGAGAACAAAAAACAATTATATTCTTTGTGGTTCTCGAACAGAGAGACCACATTGCAGCCTGCTTCGCCTATGCCTATCAGCGAAATCATAGCTTCAACTCCTTGAGTTTCCCATAGTTCTTCCCAGCCTTCACATTCGCCATAAAGTTACCAAGTTTGTTGTTCTGGAAGATTTCTTTTAGTTGCGGAACAAGGTGTTTGTCCTCGTCGTGTAGATCCAGAACGATTTCGTCGTGAACTATGAACGCAACGTGTGACTTTGTGCCTTTCAAAGCCTTATCCAACTCAACAGCGCGGTCAAGTGTTAGATCTGCTGTCGTGCTCTGGATCATGTAATTGAATGCTCTTCTCTCATCCACCTCAATCTCCCTTCCAAACGGAGTAGTAACCTTATTATCCTTGTAACTCTCGTTCAGAACCTTGTCTCGGTTGTAGACGGAGCCATTGAGAGACATATCGTTGTTGTTGTAGAACGCAGAGAAGAACATTACCTTGGCTTCGTCACGATCAACAGGCGTGCTAGCATAAAGATGCCGCATGTTCCAGTGGTGAATGTCTTCCTGTGGTTGTTCATGTCCAGATAGAGCCAAGAACGTTCGGATCTCTGCCCCGTTGTAGTCAAGAGAGATAAACCAATCGTTTGTTGGCTTGATCAATTCTCGGAACTTGGACTTCAAGGTAAGGATCGGATTGCTTATTCTATTGGTCGTGAGACGCCCTGTGACCGTTCCAAAAAGGTTATAGTCAACGTAGGGCGACTTACGATTTATGAGCATTTTAATGTCTTCTCGGTCGCTTGTAGTAGTCATTAGGTGACGGCAGTCGTCGGCGCTGATCTTAAGACGCTGATAGCGTATCTTGTGAAGCAGTTTGTAGACACGATCAAGGTGATCGTAGTTCGCTGGTTTCTCATAAGTGTCGAAGACATGCTGAGTGATCTTGTTGCGAACCTCGCAGAACTCCATCAAGAAATCTGATGGAACGAGATCAAAGAAACAGTTGTCTTTCAAGTTGATCTTACCGATTTCAAACGATTTAAGATAAGCTTTGAAGGTCTTCTGAATCTCGGTCAGTTCTTCTTTGAGGTTCTCGGGACAAGCACTCTGAAGGTTCTTGCCTCCGGTGTAGAGCCAAGCATATTGAACCAGTTCGTCCTGAACAGAGCCAGTGTACTTCCACGTCTTAGTAAGTCCGATAGGGATGCTGTCGAAATGAAGTTTTCCGTCAACATAAACACCGACACATTCTGACTTGTCGTCAAGTGTCTGGAAAATCATGTGTCCTCTCGTAGTCTTTGTGCCTTAACAACATAACTCAAGGATCCTCGGTAGTCAAATGGTTGATTGACAAAACGTTCAAATCGATTTAGAGCGGCGCGATTGTCTTGTGCCTTGGAGATCTGAAGGCAGTCCTTTATGATTCTCTTCTTCTCTGCTTCACCGAACTGACTCTCTTCTTCTGAGAATCTGAGATCAAAATAAAACTTCATGAAGAAATCGTTTGAAAACTTTTCTCTTAGGCTCTCAAGAGTATAACGCTCGGTTTGAATCAATTTTGATCCACATTCGTCAAACGTAGTGATAAACCGTGGAACTACCTCATTGTAAAGCTGTAAAAGCAAAGATGGAAAGTTATTAAAAAATTCATTATGTATTGTTTTGAAATTAAAATTCAAAACATCACTAGTTGTTCTAAGCCCATATTGACTAGCATAACCTATCATTGCTTCTGAGTCAAGGTCTGCGATCAAACGCCAAGGGGCATTGATGTCGATCATAAATCCATAAGAGTTACAAGCATTTACATAGAACCCCCAATTTTTGCTATTCACAAACTGTGAAATTTTTTGATCATCATTATCATAGGGTGCATCGGCAATCTCAATAACAAGACCTGTGTTTGTAAGACTATTTAGGCGACTTTTCGTGTAAGCAGGCATTGACATTGGGAAAGTTCTTGTTACAATAGAAACTGTGGAGAGGAGTTCTTTTATGAAAATTTGAAAGTTATAAATATTATTAATATTCATATTTGTTTTGAGAGCATTAATAAAGTCAACTTGATAAGATTGATAGTTTATTTTATAATTTTTGTAACTTTTATAAACTTTTAAATTTGTAAGATTAGAATCACCAGAATAAATTTTGCCTGATTGTTCTGCTTTTTTAAATTGTTGTGACAGAGACTCAAAAGCGTCTACAACAAAGCCCAATGCCTGTAAGTTTTGTTGTGGATTTGCTGAGTTTTTAAAATTCTTTAAAGTTGATAAATTAGGGTTGAGAACAATAGGAACAAAATTTCTATTGACTTTTCCATAAAGAGCCTTTTCTACAAAATTAAAATCAATTAAATTAGACTGACCTGATTCAAAAGCCTTCCCTCTATAGACTATATTTTTATTGAATAATTCAAGAGTAGTTTCGTTATTGCTGTCTTTATAAAATGTTGACATTAGAATTTCCTTGCGCCTGCGCCCTTGCCCATTCCACGTTTAACATCTTCTGGGCGGAGATCTGGGGCTCTCGGGGATGCTTTGGCAGACTTTCTATACTGCGAAATACACTTTCTTGTTGTGTTTGATTTTGGATTTCTTTCTACTACTTTAGAATTATCACTTGCGTCATTATCACCAGCTTCAATTCTGCCATTAGTATCAGCGACCCACTTGGCGATAATCTTTGTGTCTGCTTTACCTACTCCAATAGAATGCTCTGCTCTAGTAATCATATAATAGCCACCGATACCAAATTGGCTGTAATTGATTCCTGTCTCGGGAGAAAAACCTCTAGGATCAATATAAATATAAGAGCCCGGAAGAGCGTGGACATTTAAAAGGCAATCTATGTTAGCATTGTAAACTTCTCTCAACTGCGTTAAGCCATCAAATCCCTCTTTCTCAAATCGAAGCTCTTTCATTCCCTTCATATCTGTTCTATCCAAAGAGATATTTTTCACTATTCCTCTATCTTTGCCTAACACGTAATGAAAAATTCCATTTGCAGCATCAACGGCTTCATTACCAGTCATAAGATCTGTTGGATAAGAACGACCAGCATAAAAAATATAATAGTTCATTTCTCTTTCTGTTGGAGGATTAGAAATTGGTAATCTGCTAGGACCAGAAATTTGTAAGACTGGCTTAATCGGTGCTCTGCTTAAATCAAGGACATTGCCAAAACCATAATCAGGCTCATTTTTTGATATTGTGTTATTGGCAATAAAATAAGTTATGTCGTCTATTGGCACTTGTCCTTCTGCAAATTCACTTTGAGCAATTTCATAACCCGCGCCGCTGTGAAATTTGTTTTCAGTTCTATTGTAGGCAGTTATTGTTGTGCTGTTTAGTTTCAGCTTTTGTCTAATTTCAAAGTCAAAACAGCCATCATTGTTTAAAAAGTTTTTAATAACTTCATTAACCAAGTCTTTAACAAAGTTTGTTAGAGGATAATAAATTTCATCTCTTCCAATCATTTTTTTGGTCAAGAATTCTGTAAAATAGTTCAATGAAAGAGGGATATCCCCAAGACTACAAAATTGTACTTTTTCGGAATCAAATGGGTCCCTTATCTCAACAGGACCAAGAACTAATCTAAGTTTCTCAAATTGAGCCTTTGCTCTCAATAAACTTTTTTTCTGTTCTTTTCCTGCTCGTTCATTTAAAAATGTTTTATATTGTCCATCGTTGATGTTCAGTTTTCTCAAGACTTGAGATGCGTCGCTGGCAGAATAAACGCCCTGATTTTCGATCATGCTTTTGAAGTCTAATTCTTTTTGTGTTTCGGTCATCTCTCTCAATGACTCATCAATTCCCTGCATAATAACCGAAAGTAGATCAGAGATAAAAAAGAAAGTTATAGAGTTGTCTTCTGTAGTTAGCTTGGCGACACGGGACCTCTCGTTGGCGTCAGAGGCGGAATCGTTGAAAGTCTTGAAAGCTTCTTGAATTGCGCTTGTTGAGGTCGCATCATAGGCTTTTGGGACTAATTTTTCATTATCTATCTTAAATCCTCTCAAAAACTTGCTTACTTCATCATAACTCAAATTATAAGTCAATAGTTTTTCTTGTCTTCTAAGTTTCTTTAAAATGGATGAAAATGAGCGTGCTTTTTCGTTCTGTAAGATTTTGGCGTCTGTTTCTTTTATGGCATCCAGACTTTTAACATCGCAGTTTTGAGTACCTAAAAACTCATAAAATAATTTTCTTGCTTCTCTTGTTGCTTCTAATTTAGGCTCGCTAAAGATATTAAAAGTCTGATTATTGAAGTAGTCTTCAATGTAGGCAAGATAATTGATTTTAAAATTTACTCCACCCATTTCATCAAAATTAAATTCATGTGTTGTTGGAGTAAGATTCAAAGTAACAAAAGAATTTTTTACAGCGTCTTTTTCTGAAAAGTTGAATTGGTTTACGTTTTTATGTGGAATTGCCCAGCCGACCACAACCTTTAATCTAAAGTTTAATTTATCTAGATTTTGTTGGTCTATGATGTCAAGATTTTGTCTTAAGTCTTCGGGTGTTTTTCCAGTTCTCAATGCCAAATCAGCAAATTTATAGCCATCTCGTTCTGTAATTAAATCACCAAAACTTGTTGCGAATAAAGTCAAATCTGCTTTAATTGCTTTTTTAACAGCAAATGGGTCAGAACCGTGAAATGTAAAGTTAAAGTTTTTTAAGCCCACGCCATAACCCCTTTTACCTTTGCGCATAAACAGATCTAAAGAACTTCTTTCACCTTGGTAGCTCTTGACAGCAGGATTGGGGTCAAATTTTATTTCTGTCGAACCTATATCTTTACCAGTGTCAGGATCTGTTTCTATTTTATAGAGTCTTATTGTTGGCACCAAAGAAGACAATTGCGCTGTTGTTAAATTGAACAGCCGAGAAGTAGATGGATACTGAATCATTTTGTTCATGAAACCAAAGGGTTCATCTTGAATAAGAATTGGAGCATTTCTATCTATACTTGATAAGTTATGAGCACCTCGTGCTTTATAAAAGTATTCTTGACTTATGTAAGGAAGTCTTGGCAGCAAAGATGGTGAATTTTTTTTATATTCTATAAGATTAGCCAATTGTGATAAAACAAAGCACTGCTCTTGGTATAGTTTAACCTCTGCGAAGATGTTTTCTACTTCTGTTTCTAGTCTGCCCTCAATGTAATCTTCTAGGGCTCTACGTGCATTATCAAGATCAGAAGCCGCAGCAAGCCCTTGTATAAATAAATTTTTTCCTTGAACAGTACGAATACTACGACCGCCCGGAAGGGCGTCAGCGATTTCTATTGCTTTTTTGCCTTCAAAATAATCTACTAAACTTTTTTTATAAAGTTTTTCAGTTTCTTTTTCAAAATCTTCTGGACAAATACTGGCTAAACTATCGTATAAGCTGAGGAAGTCGTTTAGTTCGGGTGTAGATGGGGAAGCATAGACCAATAGCTCATTATAAGATAAATCGAATGCAAGCAATGTTCCTGCTGATAGGAGTCCGGCACCTGTCGATGTGCCACCGACGGATGCAAACTCTTTTTGAATGGCAGTTCTTTTTTTATCGAACTCAGTTGCATTGCCGACTGTGCCTGTTGAAGTTTGATAAAATTCATAAAAAGCGGTATTTCTATGTAAATTGAACTCTAAAGTATCATCAAGATTCGTAAGCCCAGATGACAATGGATTATTTAAGACTGATTCCTTTATGTCTTCTCTGGTGGGTCTAAAAGGATCTTTTAGAAATGCAGTATCCGACATTCCATCATAGTCAGCCTGATCTGTTTTTGAGTGATGTCCTTTGTAAGCATTCCTATAAGCTTTTAGGACTTTATTAATTTCTGCTTCTACTGGCTTGTCAAGAGCTAAACAATAATCTTTAGACATCTATCACGCTCCTAAAGCGACTAGCGCTTTTTGCAAATCCAATGGGATCTCAAGCACATCGCCCGTGTTTGCTTCTGCTTCAGTTGGGATCCCATTGTACCAAGCAATGACCCACCAATAGCGGACATCGCCATAATACTGGTGAGCGAGATTGTAGAATCTATCTCCATATTTCCAGATGTGTGTGGAAGTTGTTAATGAGATTCTGTCACCAATTGTAGGGTTTCTCAAACGAGGGGTAGTAAAGTGTTCTATTTGTTTTACACCTCTGCGTTCACGCAACTCTCTGTAAAAGTCTGTGTCGTTGTTAATTGTTGTAGATGTAAAATTTTTAATATCGCTCATTATTCCTAATCTCCAATTTCCTCTATAAATCCATCTCCGATACCAACGGCTTGTAGAAGTTCAAATCTTGCTTGCATGTCTTCTCTCAAGACCTCTGATCTTGCGCTTAGTCTGGCTTTAGCCTCATCATCACCTGCTTTTGAACGTCGAATATCAGCTTTCATCCTCAAGTTGCCAAGAACACCACTGTATCTTGCCCTAGCATTGTCTTTGTTTTGCTGTTTTAATTTATTGGTTTTATCTTTTTCGACTTGCTCATTGTAGGTTGCGTGATTTTTATCTGCTTCTTCCAGTCGAATTGGGTTTGTATCGTCGGTAATCACCCCATAAGGAAAAAGTGACTGCATTGCTTTGTCATTCTCGTTCCAGCCAAGTGTCTGTTCGTGAATAGGCGAGAAAGAGAGATTAACATCAATAAACTTTGGCAGAATTGTATTGTTAACTGGTCTTGCTACACCATCTACTTCGCGTCTTTTAAAGAAAACACCATCGTCGCCTTCTAGATTGTGGTTAACTATAAGATTGTCAATTACGCCTAATAATCCTTTTTTTGGATCTGAGTCTGAATTGTAGGAATTATAAAAAACTTTTCTAGGCTCCGTGTCGCCAGAAGCCAATTGCCCCGCTTCTCTTCCACGAGGCTGACTAGAGCTATAATTACTAGTTAACAAATTCATGACCTTGACTCTAATAAGTGGTGCCTGTGCAAGTGTAGTGGCACTGTTTACTTCTGTGTAGTTTGGATAAAGCATCTGCTCTAGCGCTGAGACCTTGCCAAGATTTTCGTATGCCTCGCCTTCACTGGCTGCCGGAACTTTGAATGCAAGAGTTATTTTTCTTGTTGTGTTCTTGTATTGGTAAATCGGGTCTGTCCTGCCGAAAGTCTCATTAGGGGTAAAATTGGAATTGTAACTTTCGTTAAACGCTGTTATGAAAGCTTTGAAGAACACGCTCCTTCCCGAAGGGACATGATAAAAAGAAACAACTAGCTGTCTTTGATTTGCAAGAGCATCCGTACCGTCAACTAAGGTATTGTTTTCGTTTTGATATTTTCTTATGTCAAATTGGTTCATGTTGTTCCTTTTACTAGTATTTAGCTAACCATAGCGGCACTTCTAGTGACCCTACTAATTCCTTTTCTGATTGTTTTTTCAATTGTTTCTTCGCCTATATTAACAACTATGGTCTGGTCTGAAGGCAAACTATTGTTATTTGTTGTAATTGTGTCTCCAATCTGCGACATGTTGTAGGCGTTTGCTTCTGTTCTAGCAGACGCAGGGCTGACTGAAGCATCTTTCATTGCTACGTTCATGTCTTGGATACTCTTCGTTGTCATCTCGGTTCCAACCTTCAAGTTTCTGTTGCCCTTGAATGTTGTGTTGCCAAACTTGTTGACTGCTGCTTCAGCGGACGTTACGTCTTCAGCCATAGACAAGAAACTAGAGCCAAGAAAACTTGTTTTCTCTCCTAGTGCAGCGGAGGCATCGCCAAAATTAGAACCCCACGGATATACAAATAACATAGTCCCAAGAGCAATAACGCCAGCAATAACAGCCGCAATACCAGCAGCTACCGCCGCAATTGGAGCTACAGTAACCATAGTAGCAATCGCCATAGCACTCATGGCTGCGGCGAGGGCACTAGTAAGAACAATCATAGTAACAAAACCAACCTTAACTGCTTCCATGTGCTCTGCCATCCAATCCGACATTCTCATTAGTCCATTCACAAGTGGCTCAACAATTGGAATCAATTGTGCCATGAGGGTGTTCATTTTTTCTTGGAAGCTCTGCACTTTTGCTGCTCTTTGGGCAAGTCTCTCATACTCATCAGAAGACTTCTTTGTAAACTTGCCAACCTGATCCATGTTGCCTGATAGAGCCAATGCCAACTCACTGACATCACTTAGCCCCATTGCTTGGGCAAAGAACTTCGCCTCAAAGTAAGTCATTTCGTCAAAAGACTTGCCAGCGTCCTTGATAGCACCAGTCATCATTTCAAAACGCTTTGTTGGATCTGTCTCTGTCAAGAGTTCCATAGCATTAACGAAGTTGCCTCCCAATGCAGCGTTTAGTTTACCTGCTTGCTCTGCTGCTCCTTCAAAAGTATCAAACTTGTCAGTTATTGCAAGAAGTCTGTTAATTTCAATACCTGTAATCTTGGCTGTTTGTGCTAGATCTTTGAATGTGGAGGTCGCGTCACGACCAAACTTGGCAAGTTGTGGGCCAGCAGAAGCCAAATCCGACATCATTTTTGATGGTGCAACGCCAATGTCGCTTGCAAACGCTGCGAGTTCACGAGAAGTTGCAGCCGCCTGTTCGGCACTTTGACCCATTGTCTTTATCATAAACTGCTGGCTCTTCGCTAAATCATCATTCGCAATGCCAAGTTTTGATAGAACTGTATTTGTCTTTATTAGTTCTTCTCTCGAAGCCTTTGACATCATAGTAAAGTCTGAGACGTTGGTGAAGAGAGATTGGAAAGACGCGCTTACTTCTTCAACTGTTCCACCAAATTTTCGAGCTTCGTTGCCAACAGTGACCAAACTTGATGCAAACTCATTAGACGTACCTGTGGCTTTCTGGAAAGCATTTGAGGCATCTACTACTGCTATAGCCATTTTTACAATCTTCATGGTAATGGCGACTGCTACACCAATTGCAACAAATGCTGCTGCTATGCCTGCTAATGCCGCTATTCCTTTTGGTCCTGCACGAACCATCGAAAAGATGCTATCTGTAAATCTATCCATCAATTTATTTTTTAAATTTTTAGCTAAAGCACCTCCCAGTTTCTTGAGTCCGTCTGTAAGGTTTCCTTTCAATAAATCTCCAAATGCCCCAACAAGTTCGCTTGCTGTTTCTTTGGCGTTTTTGATGGTTTTGTCTAATTTTTCATATTCTTCTTCTAGAACTGTTACAGAATCTTTTTCAGCTTTGCCTTCTTTTACTAGTTGTTTTTGTTTATCAATTTTTGCTTGTAGAGTTTTTAGTTCATTTTTAGAGCGGTCTTGTTCTGATTTGGCTTGAGTAGCCAGTTTATCATAATATTTTATTTCTTTTTCAAGAAGATTGAGATTTTTTTCTCTTTGAGCCGCTATGGATTGTAAAGCTGTTTTTTGTGCAGGAGTTAGCTGATCAAGATCTTGTAGATATTTTATTTGCGCTAAAGTCAGTTCGTTTAGTTCACGACGTAACTTTACTTGAGTTTCTAATTGTGCAGTTTCGGCAGCTAACTGTTCTGCTGCTTCTTGTTCTGGAGTTAATGGATCAGCCATACAAGGTTACCTCTCCCAATAAATAGACTCGCACACAAAAAGCAAAGGCTCCCGAGGGAGCCTAAGATCATCTAGCATACTCTTTTGGAATTGGTGGTTGATTGCTTGGGGTCAACTCCTGATAGTTGGAGTTTGATTGTCCCTTGGATGCCTTCTTGATTGCTTCAGACTCCATCTTTAGTTGTTTGATAGTGCGCTCAACAAACCAGTTTCTGAGCCCCACAGGTAGGCTGTAAGCCTCAGAAAAACTCCAACCACTGTTGTACTTGAGGAAGAAAATCTGTTCGTAAACTCCCTCGTTATACTCATCGGTCAGGCCAAAAAAAGTCCGCCGTTAGCGGCACCTCCATCTCTTGCGTATGACCGCATTCGGTGCAAGAGAATTGTTGAGTTAAATCAACGTCTGGAGTTGCATGACGGATGATCGTGCGAAGATGTCGTGAGTCTCTGGAAGGCATGTTTTCGATTAGATAGTTGATAGCTTGTGGCGAAGAATCGCCATTTACACTCACAACAATAGAGCGCAATTGCTTTGAGATCAGACCTTCTGAGTTTTTCTTGTTAGTCAACGCTACTTCTTCTTTTCCAGTAAGTAAGCGTGCTCTAACTTCTGCCTGTGTTCTCGGAAGGATACAACCAATTGTGCCGTCACCATAATCAGTGATACCATAATCTTCTGATACACTTCCGTGATCGATATTTGCTTCGTTTAGATCGAATTCGTATTGCTGCTTTGTTTCACAAGAAGGGCACTGTACTGTGGTAGTATAGTCGTTTCCATAACCAGAAACTCGCGCAGCAATAATGATTGCGTTACGATCACCAATAAGAAGACTAGAAGGTCTGATTGATTTATCAATAATGATACTCTCAATTAGCTTCTCTAGAGCAACACCTTTCTTTAGTAGTGTTCTCGAAGTGAGGATGTCTTCCTCTTTGGCAGTCATCTGTTTGATTTCGATGCTATCTTGGTTATGTAGTGGGTGCCCCTGTGGATAGAAGCGACCCTGTGATGGTAGATCCACAAACTCTGTTGGGACTACAAACGAGAAACCCCCGCCACCCTGTTGGGGCGGAGGGCTCGTGTCGTGTTGCTGAACGCCACCTAGGCGATCTTGATTTCTTGACAATTTACACCTCGCGTTTTGTTATTGTCTTATCAAACTTTGAAGAACTCGTTTCCACCAGAACCATTGACAGCAGAAGAGTTATTAAGTGTTTCTACTCTCGCCCAGTCGAAGCGGAGGTCGATTGTGGTGGTAGCCAAATCATCACTGGTGTAGTCAAGATCGTCCTGCTTCATGCTTATTATGAAAGCGTTCCAAAGGGTCCAAGTCTCAACCGGGTTACCGTCGCCGTCAAGTTGGGTGATTAGAACGTTGCCAAGAGCGCCGGTAGCCTTTGCCTTGGAAACGGTGCCAAGTGAATTGGCATCAGTGGGAGGAGTGTAACCACTAGCAGTAACGATGTCAGCGAAAGTAGCAGTGACATCTGGATCAACTGGGTCAACGAGTGTCACAGTAACCTGCTCCCAGGTAACGTTACCAGGGTAGTAGAAGGTGTGACCGAGGTACTTGTGCTCGGCAGCGTTAACAGTAAAGCCGGGCTTTGTGGCAGTCTTGGCATACCAAAGGAGAGCACCTCCCTGAGCAGCGTTGATTCCTTGGAATTCTACGGTAAAGCGATGTCTACGCTTTGGATCTTTTAGGGTTGCGTCCTGTCCGAAGTTAGTTGACCAGAATGGCATGTTTTAGGTTCTCCTGTAATTCAGTAATAAGTAGTTGGTGGGGGCAAAAGCCCCCCGATTATCAATCGTCAAATGATGCGCCGGTAGAAGCAACCACAAAGTCAATTGCGATGTATTCAATGGCACGAGCGGGCTTGACCATGATCTTGGCATACATGATGTTCTGATCTACTAGGTCAGGTGTTGTTGTGCTCTCGTCTAGGATTAGTCGGTAATCAGAGATGCCGAACTGAGTCTTGACGTTAGCAAGGAATGGTTCAATGAGTCCCTTGAAGCGGTTCCAAGTTGCCTGCACGTTCTGCTCGAAGAGAACTTGTGTAGAAAGGATGGAAATCTGCTTCTTGAGGTAGATGACTAGACGACGAACGTTGATTCGGTCTAGAGCAGATGGACGCTCCTGTAGAGTCTTCTGACCGAACACTACGATTCCAGTGCTTGGGAAAGAAGCGATTGGGTTGATGCGTGCTTCGTAAAGTGTGTCGCGGTCGCGGGAAGATAGACGCTCTGTTACGTTTGTAACTGGAATGCCTGCTGCACCGTCAGAGAGACCACCACGGTTGAAGCCTGCGGGTGCAAACCACACCTGTGACTGTCTTTCAGAGGATGCTAGAACACCCATCATTGCAACTGAAGGTGGAACCCATAGAAGTTGTCCGGTAGGCTCATCCAATGTCTGGACCCAAGGGTAGAATGTAGCGCCGTAAGAAGAATCAATCTGGCGTGTTCTCAAATCATTTGCGGCAGTCTGTGGGTTACCGACTACTCTTGCCTGCTTGGTAGACTTGTAGGCTTCTGCTGCTGGAATATAAACATTGGGAAGATCAATGATTGCCATTGCGTCTGCGCGCTCTTCACATAGGTCAACCATTCTAGTAGTAAGACCTGTGTTGGTTAGACCGGGAGCGGCAAGTAGATTCATGTCTACAAACTCTGGATCGGCAACTGTGTCAATCGCTCTCTTCATAGAGTTGTAAGCGTAGTTGTTTAGTTCTGTAGCGCTAGCCATCCCAGCGTTGTACATTGGGTCTGGCTTTGTGATGTCAAAGCCATCAAAGCCTCCCCAAACTGGTGCTGTAAAGCGGTTGTAGCCTGCATCAAGAAGTGATGCTGCGCCACTAGTAGCAGTTCTACTGTCACCAGTTACACGAGAACCAGATAGGTAGTAGACATCACTATCGTCAGCGACAACATCATCGAGTGAGAAGATGTAGGCATAATCACTGTCGGAAATGCCGGGCCAGTATCTGTGGGGATCTGCAATGCTCATGTCTGCAACGGTGCTTGTTGCTGTTCTTGTTGACATCATTCCGAAGTATGCGTTGCGTCGGTCAGCGATTCCGCCGTCAGAAGCAGAGTGGCGTAGTCTTACGACAGGCCAGTTGAATGTGCCAGTAAGTTGTGTGGAAGCAGCAGACATAAAGCTGGAATGTGAACCGTAAACGGATGTTGTAAGCACTCTAACAGAAGTGAGGTCGCCCGCGTCCGCGCCACTGTAGGTGGCACCAGAAGTGCCGCCGTAACGAGGAGCGCCGTAATAACCGAATGGTAATAGGGTGGCGTCTGTTGCGCCTGCCTCAACATCGGAGTCCATTACAACACGAACAAACTTGGATAGATTTGCGTAGTCTCCGTATTGCTTTAGGGTTCTTTCTGTCTCATCCCACTCGTAGTAAGAATCACCAATCTTCTTGGCGATAAAGTTAGGAGATGTTGGATCGAGAGTTAGGTTGTCAAAGCGCTCAAGAACAACAGACTTTGCATCAGTGTCTTTTAGGCTTCTTAGGACAACAGAGAAAGTTCCGTAATCAGAAGTCTTGGTGTTTGATGGCTTGATTTCTTCAATTGAAACCTTTACATTCTTGTTTAGCCACTCGCCGTGACCTAGATCCTTGAAGTAGAATAGTTTTTGTGCGGCGGCTGGGTCGTAAGAAGCGGCGAGACCAAGGTCTTGTCCGATAATCCAGCCGGTTCTACCCTTAAGGTCTGTAACATCGGTCATGTTTGCGGGAGAGTCAGATGTTCCCTTTAGGGGAGTAATCATTGCAAACTTGTTTCCGGTGAAGGTGTCTCTTACTTCTTGCTCGAAAGATTCACCAAGCCAGTAAGCCTTCTTGGAGGTGGAGGGGTAGAAGTTGGTAGCGCCAGCGTTACCTAACTGCGGGTTTGTGTTGAAGACCTTACGAATAAACTTATCAGTGCTGTCATCAAAGTTGAATGTGATTTTCTCGTCTGCGATGACAGAATCTGCTGATTCAATTAGAACTGTAAAATCTCCAGAAGAATCTTCTGTGTAGATGCCGCCGACTGAAGCACTTGTGTCTGTGCCCTGTGCTAGTGTTCCTGAGAGAAGAACAGCAGAACCAGAGTCTAGGTACCAAACTGCAACTAGTGTTCCGTTACCGAGGTCAGCAGCAGATGATGAGTTGAACATCCAAAGACCGTAAGCGCCGCCATTATCTGCTAGGGTAGCAGCGGGGGTCTTGGTGGTTTGCCATCCGTTCTCACCACCAGAAGTTTTGTTTGTGTTCTGTTCTCCAAGTAGACGAATGAAGGTCAATGGAGCAACACTTGCGTTCAAGAATGCCTTGGATGCGTAGGTACCGTACATTGGAGACTGGTAGTTTCCATCACGGTAGACATCGCCGCCGCCATTTCCGGGGATAGTGTCGCCAAACACTTCAACAAATTGTGAATATGATTCAACCTTTACAGGCTGCATAGCAGGGCCGCGTGCTGCTCTACCGACAACCACTGGACCAATTGTATCGGGCCTACGTGGACGGAATGAGTTATCAATTTCGTTGATAAACACACCGGGAGACACAAATTTGAAACTTTTTACTGACATTCTGAGAACCTCTCTTTAAATAAAATGATGCTTTTAGCACCCTCAATCATAATGTAAATAGTAGTAGTTCTCTCAAACAGACTTCAGGATGTCATTAGTCCGCAAAAAAGTTGTCGGTGCCTGCTGGGACTACTGTTTCTCTTGGGAAGGTTATCTCGACTATGCTTTCTTCTTTGGTTACAATAGGTCTATCGTCGCTATTGCCTTCGCCTATAAGGTAGCCAAGAACCTTAATGCTTACTTCGCTGGTGAATTGTCTTTCGTCTTCGCCTAGATTGGCGACATTGTTGGACTGGTTGAAACCTTGGTCGATAAATGCTTCATAGAGGTGACCATTTCTACGCATTACAAATGAATTTATTTGCCCTGTTCTCGTCATGAAGGGCTGGGTAAGGTCGTTCATTTGCTGTTGGTATTCTGTTTTGACCGTAATCTTGTAGTCGAGATTCACATAGATAGGGATAGGGATCGAAAGGGTTTCAATAACCACCTTCTTATTTACTCTCGGGAAGAACTTCTGCCTATCTCCTGATGTGTTTGTGCGGGTGTTGCCAACAACTGCAAAGTTGCGGGTCTTGTCCTGCTTGATTCGCTTGGCGATAGTCATGCGACCTACTCTGCCGTTGCGCTGGTTGGAGAAGATTTGTGCTTGATATCCACCCTTTCTTGTCGGGTCTTTGGTTATGGCAGTTCTCTCAACTGTGATTACAGGCAAGACAATCGCACCAGAGTTATTGTTGTTTGGATCTCGGAGGTCTTTGTTGTTCTTGATTTGGAATGCACGCTCGGGTGTTTGCCAAAGAACGGGGACACGTTTGTAACCTTCGTTGGTTAGCGTTGTCAAATCAAGATCTTCTTTGATCCAAGACATCATCGCATAATCTATGTCTTCAATGCGAGAACCCAACATCCCTATCTCTTGTAGGGTGAAATCCTTTTGGTCTTCTGGGAGTTGTGCGAAATCAAAATTATCAGGTAGCATCGAATAGTCCCTTGCGTGCTCTCTTACATAGAGCAGACACTTCAAATGTTTGGTTTACTTGACCGAATAGCTTTCTTTGTGTCGAGAGTTTCATGATCTCGTAGTAGAGATCTCCATAGAGAACGAAGTCTCCCTCTCTTACAAAAACGTCTTGGTCTTCTGTTAGTCTGCGCTTATGGAAGTGAACGGTAATTTGTGAAACGTTATCTACCCCTACTGAATCTAAGTAGGTTGTGTCTTCGTTATCAAACTTAACGAGTGCGTAGATTCTTACAGGTGGTAGGAATGTTTTTTCTATTGCCTCGCCATAAAGTTCGTGAAAGTTTGTTGTCTCCATATCAATGGGATAGTAAAGAATCTGCTGTCCAATAACCTTTTCTACAAGTTCGTCGTTAACTTGCTTAACAAGATCTCGCTCTTTCTTACCAAGAAAGAGTGGAGGTGGTGGCGATGCTGGTCTGGACCATTCGTTATCAGACATTTAATTATCCTACGAAGATAGGTAGTGGTGAGCGACGAAGAGTTTCTTCTGCTGCCGTGACCTTCTCTTGTTCTTTCTTTGCGAGTTCTGGGTATTCGATTTCCTTCAACATGTCTGTTAGCTTCTGTCGTAGGTCTTCTTTTTCTTTTTGTGCCTCGGATAGAAGGGATGAATAGTTGAGTGTAACAGACTCGCCGGGGATTGGAACAGACTGGAACTTACCACGAATTTGGCCAAGCATCTCCTTGCATAGAGCGAGAGCATAGTTACGAATCCACTGCTTACCCATAGAGTTGATGTTCTCGTAGGGAATGTTGTCGAATGGAAGTGTGTTGATGTTGTTGACGCCGTTTACACCTGTGTTGGTGTCTCCGTTCTCGCCCCAAGAGTTATCAGCGATTCTGAAGCGAACCCAGACACGATCGAGATAGCCAGCGAAGTTATCACTGCCGCGTGGAGTTGGGTAGAGTCTCAATTTGTTGTCGATAATCTCAAATGAGTAGTGGGAGGTTCTTGTGAAGAGAGAATCTTCATACATAATGGCTTGTAGTTTGTTTTGCCATGTCGGAACAATCTCGAATGTAGAATCGTCGGCATATTGACCGTAGGTTGAGTAGTTGCCCACAACACCCATACCGCCATAGTAGCCATAGAAGCGCCACATTGCGATTGGAGAGCGATAAAAAACCTTATCGATGATTACTCTAGAATCACCAACCTTACCGGCATAAGGCACTGCGTTGCCCGCATCGTCTAGTCCTGTGTCGGAAGCAGCAGAGATAATTGACTGAAGATCGTAGTCTTGCTGGTTCTTTACTGTAGTGAAGGAAGCGGAATAGATTGGGGTAGTTCCACCAAAGCCAGCCATAGTAGCCATAGCGTCTCCGACTTTGTTAGCGTAAGAAAGAGTAATCTTTGTGTACTGGAGGTTAACGCCATCTGGTCCTGTAAGAGAATCACCATTATGGTCGAACGTTCCTGTTGCTTTACCAAGAGCATCGGATAGGATGTTCTTGCCTTGGTGCATGTTAAGGATGTAGGAGTATTCAAGAACTGCTTCTTCGTATGCAGCATAGACATTTGCGTTTGTTAATTCAATGTCTACTACGTCTCCACCTAAACGCTTGTAAACGAAGTCTACCTGCTTTGCTGCTCCTGTAAGGAAGTAATCTGAATCGTTGTAGATTCCAAATGGGACTGCTGCTGCTACTGCTGATGGATCACCAGTAGATGAAAGAATTACTGCGCTAGTCTCGGAAAGTGGTTGTAAGTTTGTGGGCATTCATAGAGCCTCCTAGTCGTAGTAAATAGTGAGCGCATAAACAAAAGCCCCCCTACCGAAGTAGAGGGGCTTAAGTTTTAGAGTTGGCTAACTATCAAGCGCCAGACTCACCTAGGAGACCACGAACGACGACTAGACCGTACATATCTGGACGAACCATCTTCTTCGCGTAACGGGTCATAACGCCCTTACGTGGTACGAAGTCTTCTGGTCCGAAGATTGTTGGGGTAGTCTGTAGTGGGACGTATGGAGCGTAGACGTAGCCGCTTTCGAGGAAGCTACCGCCGCGACGACCAACTAGGATGACGTTGCGTAGGAAGTAGGGGTCAACGATGACATCAAACTTCTTGCTGAGTGA